GCAGGCCGGACAATTCCATGCGCTATGCGTTGTGTCTTTCATCAGTTACTCCTTGCTACAGTTTGATTCAGCGACCGCCAGCTTGGTGCAGCTATTCAAAAGCGCCAAGCCGTCGGCGTGTTCTTCGAGGAAGCCGTCCGAACGCCACGAGATCGCATCAGGTGCGATGTCACGGGTAGCGATGAGTATCGCGACCACGACATCGTCGTAAGGTTTACGAGCGGTCTTGCAGAAGTTGAAGTCCGGCTCACCCTTGCGGTAGTCCGGTGCTTCCTGCACGTTGCGGGTCAGGTAGAAAGTCTCGTGACCGTCGTCGCCTGATCCGTTAAGCAGGATCTCATCATCGAGAATGTCCGGGCGTTCGTTTGGCCGGTCATACTCACGTACAACTTTCACGCTGGTGGCAGAGAGAATGCTGCGCGTTGCGGCGCAGACATCTTTCCATTCACTGGCGGTGAAGTCTCGCGAGGCACTCCAGTAGTGTGTGTATCCCATTGCGTTTTCTCCTTGCGTTAGATGTCCAAATTGACACCAGAGTGCGCACCCTGAGGTGCGCACGAGTTGGCAACTCAGCGACTGAAGTCCAGCGTGTCGATCGACTTCGCGAGGTCAGCCAGTCCGCGTTCGACGGCGGTGCCTGCCTCAGTGATCTCCGCGTCGTTGGTCGGTGCGTTATCGATGGACTTCGCCACCTCGCACAGGCTGTCACCGATGTGATTCAGTGCAGCGATCAGTCCCAGTTCAAACTCAGTCATAACTTTCTCCTTGCGTTGGCCTGTCTCATCAGTGCAGGGTGGCCGTTGTCTGCAGAGCGCGCCGGGTTGCCCCGGGCGCTTTCGACTAGTGAACTGTCGGAGCTGGCGGTGGCGTGCAGCGCCCTCCTTCGATCAGGTCACGGGCGGTGCGACCGAACCAGCCCTGCAATTTCCAGCAGGTGCCGGTGTCGATCAGTACTTGCCACGCTTCGAGGTAATGCGCTTCGCTGTCGGCGTCGTACACGCCTTCCGCGATCATGGTTGCAGTGAAGACATCCATTAGCTCATCCCCGGGGGCACGTAGTTCATGTCGTGGCCCCAGTTGCGGCGGCGGTCAGCGTTGGTGTGGTAGCTCTTACCCTGACACCGGAAGCACATGCCCCCCGGTCCCTTGGGCACGCCGTTCTCAACGTACGTGATGAAGCTGCCCGTAGCAGAGCAGCGGCGGCAGTAGTGCCTTCCTTCTTTCTGACAGTCGTTGTCTTCGACGCCGACGTTTTGCACTTCGTTTTTTGTAGCCATAACTTTCTATCTCCTTGCGTTCGACCTGTCTCATCAGCACCGGGCGGTCAGTCCCGGCGGACGACTGGGCGCGAGTGCGCCCAGTCGTTTCGACTACCAGCTGGCCTGCGTGAACTCGTCAGTGATCTCCTGACCTGCGAGCATGCCGGAGCCCAGCCGGGGCAGGACGTAACCGTCCAGCGTCCAGCCGTGGTCATCGGTGCCAGCGATGATGGTGGAGCCCGTGGTCTCGTCCGTGGTCACGACGCGGTAGTTCTTCGGCAGGTACTGCGCGATCTCTTCCACGTTGGCCGAGAAGATCCGGGCAAGCCGGATCTTGTTGGGCTGATGCTCATTCGGTGACTGCAGGTCATCGAGATGCGTGCAGCAATCCTCGAAGTCATCAGCGGTGGCATCACTGCCGGACTCACGCAGATCCGGGATCAGCCGGTTGCGCAGGTAGATGACAAGCTCTTTGGCGCTGTCGAAATTGTTGAATGTACCCATGGTTACTTCACTCCCTTGCGAGCGGTGCAGCGAATCGAAATGACTTCGCGAACGGTTGTGTACGCGGACACCAACTGGTGCGACGGCTTGAGCTTCGCCGCGATGGTTTTCCAATCGATGTACGTGCGGTCACTGGTGACCACGTTGGCGCGGAAGTAATCGCCTTCCGCTATTTTCACGCCAGCTGCGATCAGCTTTGTTTTGATATCGGCTTCCTGATCTTTCAGGTCAGCCATTGCCGCACGGGTGTCACCCAGTGCGTCGATCAGTCCTGCAATGTCTTTCTTGGTCATGTCTATCTCCTTGCGTTGGCCAGTCTCATCAGTGCAGGGTGGCCGTTACCTGCAGACGTGGCCGGGTTGCCCCGGGCACGTTTCGACTACTCGTACGGCTGGCTTACCCGCACCTCGCTGGACACCCAGCGATCGATCTTCGGGCACACGGCATTGTTCAGTACCGATGCGCGCCGCTTCGCCGCTTTGGAAGTGCGGTACACGGTGATGTGGCCGTTACCGGTGGACGCGTACTGCCGCGTGTGGCGGTCAACTACAACGTAACCAATCATGATGCGTTCTCCTCGCGTTGGATCTTCAGCGCCTTGTCGAAGTCAGCGCGCAGTTTCTTGGGCACGCGTTCGCCGTCATCGAATTCCGCTGGCAGCACGCCGTCAACGACGTACGCCCACGACCGGTGGACGAGGTCTGCGGAGTCGTTGAAGTCGTCGCCAGAGAGTCCCTCGTGAACGTCGCGAATCAGCACGAGTTCGATGTTGGGCTCAGTCGGCAACCCGGGGCACGGGTCGCGCCAGTCGTGGTCGAGGATGTCGCCATGCTCGTCCACGGACTCGTAGTCCCACTCGTACGAGACGCGGCACACTGTCCGGGAAGTCACGCTGCACCTCGCAGTGCAGCGAGGCGCTCGTCGCGTTGGTCCAGCGTGATGCGACCGTGGGAGAACTCGAAGTTAATCGTGCCCTCTGCGATCGAGATGTGGGCGCGGTACTGACCGATGGTCAGGTGCCCGTGATGGCCGTTGGACAGGCAGTACACATTGCCCTGCGGCGTCCAGCGTGCGCGCCGACCAGCCTGCAGTGCGTGACCGCACTTCGCGCATTGGCCGTCGCGATTCAGCGTGATGGTTCTAATCATGATGTGGACTCCCTTGCCCAATTTGCCTGTGCCTCTTCGAGCGTGTATCCCTGATGCTCGATCTCTTCCAGCGTAGCGCGGCGTGCGTTGTTCAGCAGCTCGCAGCACTCGCCGACCGTGCCCTCGTGGATGGTGCCGCACTCATTCTCCGGAGAGATGTAGCCAGCGTGCAGATACACCCAGCGTGCTGGGCGACCGTCCTCGCGGAAGCCGTCATCTTCCGAGTGCGTGGACTCCACGAACGGGTGCCGTTCGATGTCCGCGACGGTGCGTACTTTCTTGATGGTCATGACTGGTCCTCCTTGGCGACCGGTGCAGGTGCGAAGGCAGCGCGCAGCAATGGGATCAGCCACGCGGTGCCACCGATGATCACGATCAGTTCGTTCGAATACTCCATGTCTTGCTCCTTGCGTTTCTGGTTAAGCTGCGAGCAGCTTAATCCCCAAACTGGGGCAGTGTCAAGCACTTTCGCGCAGAATGGCGCAGTACGGTGCATTCCTGTGCAGGATAGGACTGCCAGCCGCTCAGAATGCGCTCGTACGAGCCGATATCGAGACCTGCAGGTCGGTATGGATGACTCGATCCATCGCGGGCACGCACGCGAGCCCGGATCATTCGATGCCCGAGGCATCGGGCATCCGGCCTGCAGCGCAGCTGTGGCCGGGTGCCCGGGCAGCTGGGCAGCTGGGCAGCTGGGCAGCTGGGCAGCGGCAGCGGCAGCTGGCGCAGGCATCCGGGGATCCGAGCGCAGCCCCCACCATGGGGGTGGGGGGTGGCTCGGATCCCCGGGGGCCGGTGGCCGGAGCCCGGGCCAGCGGGTGGCCCGGGAGCTGGGCAGATCGCGATCGCGATCCGCCCAGATGAGTCTCATGGTCTGTGACATCGCAACTGCGATGTCACGACCAAGGGGCCGAGTAGCGGTCCCATCTCATCTGTGAGGATAATTAGTTTTTGAATTTCTAAGCAATCCAAGTGGCTTTGGTGACTATCCATTCTGGGAAAATCCCACACGACTTTTTCCTTGACTTAGGCGTACGCTCGGCCCCCGGATCCTCGGGAATCTGGCTATGTCGTCCCATTGCCGAGGTGCGGGGAAACTCGTAGCTGGCAAAATCCAGCACGGTTAACGTCGGCCCCGGGGGTCCACTGAATTTGACAACGCGCATTATTCAGGCGCACTATTCGCTTCGCCAAGTTTCCAAAATCTCCGTTGCGGAACCCCTTGGTAGGAAAAGAGCCACGTAAGTGCGTTCCGGCCCCAGCCCAGAACATGATGGGGCCGGATTTTTCCACCCAGATCAGCGGCATGGAGGTTGGCAGATGACGTTTGACCCGAACGCTCGGGTACCCAGACGCAGACCGGTTACGCGTAAGCTATCCGGTCGCTCGGTTGCGCACGCTATAGATGGCAACGAGCGCCCCTATCCTGTTTACCATTTCTCCAAGCGGCGTTTCCTTGAGAAGCCGGGGCACAACCCGTTCAAGCCATGACCGACAACGTCAAAAAGAAAAGGAAGCAGGTCGGCGGCGTACGCGCCAAGCCGATGACCGAGGAGAAGTGGAAGCGGTTGTTGGAGCTGACCGCGAACGGCATGACGCGCCGGGAAGCTGTGAAGGAGGTCGCGCTTTCCTACCAGACATATAGTGCGTATTTGCTCGCCGAGCCGGGGGCAGCAACTGATATCCGAGCTGCTGACCGGGCGTGGTACCGCCGCGACTGGCCGATCGAACGGATTGAGCCGTTCCTGTTGATGGTGGCGCAGGGCAACACCAATGTTGATGCAGCCGCAGAACTGAACTGGATGGAAGGAGAGCTGGAGCAGTTGATGCAGGTGATCCTGCACGACAAGGACACCCGCACCATGTACGACGAGGCGCGGAAACTGCAGGCAGAATCGTGGGCCGACGAGATGATCCAGATCGCCGACGACGCAACATCCGATTACTACACCGCGACCGACCGTCAGGGGAACGAATACCAGAAGGTCGATCACGAAGTAGTCAATCGATCGAAGCTCAGGATTGGAACACGCCAATGGCTGATGTCCAGACTGCATCACGAACGATTCGGCGATCGCATTCACCAGCAGATCGAAGGTGAGCTTAATGTGAACCACGCCGACATGCTCGACTTAGCGCGCAAACGCAAAGAGAAAGCCGTAAAACAACGCGACGAGATGGTGACGCACGCAACGCAAGAGGAACAGGATCCAGACCAGTACACGGTGCATTAGATGAGTGTCCCGGCCCAGAAAGTCTCACCACTGCAATTCGAAGACGCGCTGGCCGAGGACATGGCTGAGTTCTACGACGACCCATACGGCTTCGTGATGTACGCGTTTCCATGGGGCGAGAAGGACGGGCCACTCGAAGAATACGACGGCCCGGATACATGGCAGTCCGAACAGCTGATCCGCATCGGTGAGGAGTTCGTAAAGGATCCGCTGTGTACGCTCCGCGAAGCAACCGCGTCAGGCCACGGCATAGGCAAGAGCGCCGAGGTTGCATGGATCGTGTTGTGGGCAATGTCCACGCGCCCGCACCTGAATGGCGTAGTTACCGCCAACACCCTGCCCCAGCTCAACACCAAGACGTGGCGCGAACTGGCAGTCTGGCACAAGCGCATGATCAACCGGCACTGGTTCAAATGGACCGCCACCAAGTTCTTTCAGCGTGCGCACCCTGAGACATGGTTCTGCGCAGCAGTTCCCAACACCGAACACAATTCAGAGGCGTTCGCTGGTTTACACGCCGTGCATGTGCTGGTGATTTACGATGAGGCATCTGGTATTCCGGACAAGATTTGGGAAGTGTCAGAAGGCGCAATGACCACACCTAGAGCAATGTGGTTTGTCTTCGGCAACCCCACGAAGAACACAGGACGATTCCGCGAGTGTTTCCATTCGGATAGACATCGCTGGTTTACTCGTCAGATCGATTCCCGGCAGGCCAAGATGACCAACAAGAAGGAGATCTCCGAGTGGGTCAACACCTACGGCGAAGACTCTGACTTCATTCGAGTGCGCGTGCGCGGCGTTTTTCCACGGGTCGGCGACATGCAGTTCATCTCCAGCGAACTGGTGGATCGCGCCATGCAATGGGAGTGCCCGTACGAGGCGCACTTCCAGCTGCCGATACTTATAGGTGTCGATGTGGCGCGCTACGGTGACGACAAAACCGTTATCACAATACGACAGGGCAGGAAGATACTGGAGATGCGGAAATTCCGAGAGCTGAATACCATGCAGGTGGCCACTGTCGTCGCTGACTGCATCCGCGAGTTTCGCCCTGCGGCAGTGTTCGTGGACGGTATCGGCGTCGGCGCTGGCGTAGTCGATCGACTGCGCATGCTCAACTACGAAATCATCGAAGTGAACGCGGGAGTCAAGCCTGACGATGAAGAGACCTACTTTAATAAGCGCGCCGAGATGTGGGACCGTACTCGCATCTGGCTGCGCGACGGTGCAGACATCCCGGACGACGCCGAGTTACGAAGTTCCCTGATAGGCATCGAGTACAGTTTCAATGACAAGGAACTGATGCGCATGGAACGCAAGGCCGACATGAAGAAGCGTGGACTGGAGTCGCCGGATGAGGGAGACTCCATCGCCATGACATTCGCCGAGGCGACTGGTGACTACACTAACAACTGGTTCGAGCCCGACGATTCGTTCGGCCCCGACGAGGAAGTGTTTCAGTGAATCTCAGTATTCCAAAAAATCTTAACCGTCAGCAGCGGTTAATGGCCGAAGAGGTACTGGACAAGAACTCCCACGATCATGTGGTGACAATCCTGCCCGGTAACGAAGGCGGCAAGCTGCCGGACACCAGTGAGATGGTGCCGATCTATCACAAGCAGTGCAGCAGAGTTGCGTTCTTTTACACGCACAAGCTGCGCAGCGGTGAGAAGATGACAGCGACCCGGGCGAAGTTCCCGGACGGTTCGCGCCCGGAGCGCGGCGATGCATTTTTCTGCGGCAGCTGTAAAAGTAAGATCTGGTTTATCGGTGACCTGAGGATGGCAGTATGATCCTTGCAAACGGACGCGGAAAATTTGGTCGTGAGATCACGGCGGACTACAACGAGATCAATTACCTCGAACTCGATGAAGTCAAGCAAGCGAAACTGGAAATGTGGATTGCGAAAAACATTGGTGACACACTCATCAGGTGTTATAAGAATCGCGAGTGGGGCGTGCGCGTAGATCTCGAAGGGCAGGTGGTAGTGGTTACCTGCGACTCGGTGTCCGCACAGAAAGGTTACTTCATCCACATGAAGCACCGGAACATTCACGACCTGCAGGAAGAGGCGAAGAAGGCGGCAGGCGAGATCCTCGAACGACACAACCTCTCGCGTGCGCGAGGATTCGACGCCGACATTTTCGAAACACTGGACAGGGATCTTAAAGACAATGTCATTACTCCCGACTCGAAGGCGAGCTTAATTTAATGCCATCAGACCAAAATCAAGGCGACTACAATCCTGAGTACCGTGGCGGTGAAGGTAAGAATGCCGGTGTGCGTGATCAGATTGGCATGACTGACGTGAACCATCCGACATCACCGGGCGCAGTGCAGAGTGCTGAGTCAACTGCTGGCAACGAGCGTTTCGGCAGAGCGGGTCCGCCGTACTTTCGTGGACCATCTGATTTACCGCCCGGTGAGACACCGCCAAGTGACTCGGCAGGCGGATCCAATTATCAGGATGAGCAAGAGCAGGCCCAGACCAAGGGCAGCTCGATGGTCGGACGTGACGCGTGGTTGATTGCGAAGGCGCACGAGATTTATACTACATCGACCGATTACGTCGATGCGAACATCACCAATATCTGGGAAACAAACCTTGCGCACTTCAATAACGAACACGCACCTCAGACTAATTTCCGACGCACCGACTGGCGGCGAAGCCGAGTCTTCAGACCCAAAACTCGTGCTGCAACAAAAAGTGCGGAAGCTGCTCTCACAGTGGCAGCTTTCTCGACTCAAGACGTGGTTGACATACGAGCAGAGGACGAGCGGGATCCACTCCAACGTGCATCCGCTGCGATAAACAAACAGATCCTGCAGTACCGACTGGACCGGCGCATGCCGTGGTACCAGACATCCATCGGTGCCTACCAGTCAACGAAAGTGTACGGCCTGTGCATTTCATTCCAGTACTGGCGTTATGAGGCGGACACCGACTATGAACCTGCGTTCATGGACGACGGCTCCCTGATGACTGACGACGACGGCGCACCGCTCGGTTACGAAGTGCCCATCGTTAGAAAAGATGAACTGATTTGCGATCTTATCGCACCAGAAAATTTCCGTTTCGATCCGATGTGTGACTGGCGCGATCCATGCACCACGTCACCCTACTTACTCTACATGATGCCCGTCTATGCAGGCGAAGCACTGGAGCGGATGGAAGCGGTGGACGTGAAGACCGGTATGCCACTGTGGAAAAAGCACAAGCTCGGGTCGATCCTCGCTACTCGTCGCAAAAACTACGATCGTACTAGACAAGCACGCGAAGGAAGGGAGAGGATCGACCCGGCTGACGAGCAACACGGCAACGCGTACACGATGCTGTGGGCGCACATGAACATCGTCAAGATCAACGGCACCGATTACATGTACTGGACGATGGGTACGGAGCTGTTGCTGACTGATCCGGTCCCTCTGCTCGAAGCATTCCCCCACCTTGAAGAAGGCGAGCGACCGTTTGTGGTCGGCTTCAGCTCCATTGAAGCATTCCGTAACTACCCAGCTGGCGATGTCGAGCAGAGTTCAGGACTGCAGGAAGAAATTAACACTATTGCCAACCAGCGAATTGACAACATCAAGCTGGTCCTGAACAAACGCTACTACGTGCGGAGAGGATCACAAGTGGATTTAGATGCGCTTGTGCGGAACGTGCCGGGTGGCGGGGTCATGATGAACGACCCAGAAAAGGACGTGAAGACCGTCAACACACCAGACGTAACTCAGTCCAGTTACATGGAACAGGACAAGCTCGCGATGGAATTCGATGAGCTGGTTGGTAATTTTGCTCAAGGGTCTGCCGGTGTGAACCGCGAAGGCAACTCACCGACGGTTGGCGGTTCAGCCATGATGAGTCAGACCGCTGGCTCGGTTTCCGATTACGGTCTGCGAATATTTTTCGAGACGTGGATGGAGCCGGTCCTGCGGCAGCTCATGAAGCTCGAACAGGCGTACGAGAACGATGAGACCATTCTCTCGATCGCGGCCAACCAAGCACAACTGCTACTGAAGTTTGGCGTTCACGAAGTCACTGACGAGTTGATCCGACAGGATCTCGTGGTGCGCGTGAACGTGGGCATGGGTAACACGGATCCGATTCGCCGCGTCGAACGCCTGCTGTTCGGGCTGGAGAAAGCAGCAGCTCTGCCGCAGATGGCAGAGAAACTGAAAGCCGATGAAGCTGCGAACGAAATTTTTGGTTCGCTCGGGTACAAGGATGCGTCCCGGTTCTTCATGAATGATCAACAGCTAGACGAGAAAATGAAGGAAGCTGGCGATCAGACGCCGCCTGAAATCAAGATGAAGCAGCAGGAAATCCAGATACGTCAGGAAGACAACAAGCTACGGCACCAGCGTGAACTGATGAAGCTCGACATGGAAGCGCAGCTCGGGTTCGCACGCCTTGCGCTTGAGAAAGAGATGACGCTGGAGAAGCTGTACCAGACACTCGGAATGCAGAAGCAAAAGATGATATCCGACCGACAAGCAACAGCTGTGAGTGAGAATACTAAAATTGCTCAGGTCGTTGCGTCGGTGAAAGGAAACGGAGCAGCGGTGGGAGCATGATATGCCGCTAACCGATAAAGGTCAGAAGATCATGTCCTCGATGAAGGCGCAGTACGGCGACAAGAAAGGTGAGTCGGTGTTCTACGCATCTCGTAACAAGGGCCGGATCTCTGGCGTTGAACGGAGAGGCGCGTCACAAAACAATCCGCTTTATCACGGGCGCATGCGTAGGGCTGCACGCGATCACAAGCCCAGAAAATTTGCAGTCCGTGAAGGATCTGAGGAGTACATGACATGAAAAGCAAGGGAAGAAGCTCTGGTGGCAAACGAACAGGTGAGTCACAGAACAATCCGCTTCATCACGGACGCCAGCGAGCGGCTGGGCGCGCTGCACCTGCACGCGCTACACCGGCTGTTCCAACAAGGCCAATAGGCGGCGGCGGCGGTGGCGGTGTTGCTGGTGGCCCCGGCGGAAGAGGTACTCGTGCCACACCAGCTGTGCCAGCAGTTCCCCGTGGCGGTGGTGGTGGCGGTGTTGGTGGCCGCATGGGTCCGGGCAAACAGCGCACCAGTGTTCGTGCCACACCAGCTGTTCCGCCAACTCGCGGTGGCGGCGGCGGACGGCGCGGCGGTAGTCGTTCAGGTTACTGATCAATGGCTGACAAACCGACATCAGATTTAAGTGCCGCGACTGCCGGGTCGCGTATTCGACAACGCAGAGGCAATGTCGAGCAGGCGATCGAGCGCGCAACAGAAACAAAAAGCACGAAGCGGCAGGGCGGAAGTCCACGCCAGCGCGGTGTATCTGCTGAACAGGCTCGAAGATCCAAGCACGTCGGGGAGTCGGGTGAGCGCGCATACGGTGCGCCAATGAGTACTGGCGCGGCAGTAAAGAAACGCAAGACAAAGAAGTCTCGTTTCAGGAGGAAGAGTGATGGCTAAAAGCACAGCACCTATCGATCCAGCTGAACTTGTTGCAGGAAAAATGATGGATCTGGGACTGGATCCGGAACGACCGAATGATGAGTATTCGGCTAAGATCCGTTTTCAGCAATCACGCCGACAGGCTGAAGCAGAAGCGCGGAAAAGTGCCAAAGCATAATGGCAGGTAGAGCAGAATCATTTGATTTTTCTACTGTTCACTTTATAAGTGATCAGGAGCGCGAATATTTTACCGAAGCCCACCTCGGTGAGATGGTTCGTGATTTTCTTATTAGCCCAATTGGCCGTCACCTGCACGGTCGGGCAAAGTCGGAAGTTGTGAAATGCAAAGACCGGCTGGCTGACATAGATCCGAGTACCGAAGATGGCCTCGGGGAGTGGAAGCAAATTAAGCAGGACATGGCGAACGCTGAGATGTTTATGCAGTGGTGCGCTGAAGCAATGATAAACGGTGATCACGCAGCCACGCAGCTGCAGGAGACAGAACAATGACTAACGGAGCTACCCCACAGGGCGCTCCTGCTGATCCACAGCAGGCTGCGCCACCAGTTGACACGAAGGCACCACCGCCACTGAAAAGCGCGCCGAACCCTCGTGATGCAGTAATCGACGCAATGGAAGACAAGATCCATGTGGATCGGATCGAGGAACAGAATGATTTCATAACGGAACATGCCGAAGAGCTAGGCATGCAGCCAATACCAACGGCTGCTCCTCCGGCTGAACCTGATCCAAACGCAGACGGTGCGCTGGCGATAGAGCCAATGCACCCACCTGTGGAACCACCTGTACCCGATCCGATACCGCAAGATCTTCAAGGCCATCAGGTCGCGAGTTACATCGTGATGCACGAAGGTGTGCCTCACATGAAAGCAAAAGTGCATGGAGTCGATAAGCTAATACCGATGGAGCGCGTACAGCAACAGGCGCAAAAACTTGAAGCTGCAGAGGTCAGCATGCAGAATGCAGCTCAGGTCAATAAAGATTTGGCTCAACGCGAGGAATGGATACGGCAAAACGAAGCCGCTCTTAAACTTCGCGCTGACCAGCTGGCCACACCGCCACCCGATACGGGCGCGGACGACGAGGCACTCGTCACTCAATCTCGGGACATCATTAAGACGTTGTTCAGTGGTGACGAAGACGAGGCTGCACAAAAGTTAGCGGGACTAATGAAACAATCCCGGGCACCGACAATGGTCGCCCCCGCGATTGATACCACCCAGATCGCTAACCAAGCAGCAGGAATTGCTGTCGCTCAGATGACAGAACGGGAGCTACGAGTGGATGCGAACGCCGGACTAGAACAATTCGGCGAGCGTTACCCAGAACTCATGGCTGATCCTATTCTGTACAACATGACTGACAACATGACCGACGTGGTCGAGGCAGAGCATCCCGAATGGAAGCCGAGCGCGATCATGCTTGAGGCCGGTAAGCGGACAACGGAATGGCTTAATAAGCAGAGAGGAGTAACTCCTCCCGGCGAAGCGCCACCGCCACCGTCTGCCGGAAACGACTTAACCCGACAAGAGCGGAAAGATAATCTGGTGAGAATCCCGAACCCAGCTCTCGGAGCGCAATCACCGCATGGTCCAACTGAAGAAGAAGTTCAGACACCTGCGGACGCGTTGAAAGAGATCAGGGAGTCGAGAGGACAACCAGTCTGACTGCTCGGAGGAAGTAACTATGGCTGGCCAAGTATGGCAAACCAGCGCGCTCGGCGGTTTCATGTGGGCACCAAACCTGTCCCGGAAACTGCGTACGGCGTTGCAACCCATGGTGCGCTTTCGCCAGTTCGCTGATGCTCGTGAAGCATTCGGTCTGGGTAAAGGTGAGACGTTCAACTGGAATGTCTATTCAGACGTTCAGACACAGGGTGGTACCTTAGCTGAGACAGCAACCATGCCTGAGTCGAACTACACCATTACTCAGTCGTCGCTGATCATCACTGAATTTGGCAACAGTGTGCCTTACACGAAGAAACTGGATGACCTGTCAGAACATCCGGTGACTGAGATCATTCACAAGGTTCTGAAGAACGATGCCCGGAAGGCTCTCGATGCGGCAACAAATGCGCAGTGGGAATTAACGCCTATCCGCGTCGTCGGTGATTCAACAACCACGATTTCTGTCACGGAGAACGGCATACCCTCGGGTGCGCCGACAACTGAGTTCCTTGACACTCACTCCAAACTGATCGCAGACGAGATGGCGGAAAGAGACATTCCCACCTTCGATGGCAATAACTATTTTGCCGTTGCTCGTCCGACCACGCTACGTGCTTTCAAAGACAATCTGGAATCTATTCACCAGTTTGTTTCAGAAGGCTGGCATGTGATCATGAACGGTGAGAAGGGTCGTCACGAAGGTATCCGTTACACGGAGCAGACAAACATCGCTAACGAAGGATGGGCGAACTCCGATGGTATCTTCTTCTTCGGCGCTGACACGGTAGTGGAAGCGTTCGCAATCCCTGAAGAGATTCGGGGCAAAATCCCAACCGACTTTGGTCGGTCTCGGGGTATCGCTTGGTATGCAAATCTCGGTTATGGCATTGTCCACACCGAGGCAGAGCAAGCGCGTATCCTGAAGTGGGATTCAACTGAGTAAAGGAGACTAATCATGGGTGGACAATTCTATGACAACGCGCTCCAAACTCAGCACGACGTTACTGGTGCGAGTCTTGCCAGCGTTGCGACCATTGCAACGTACGGTGGACCCGCATTGCGTCGTGGCCGAATCTTGGACGCAACGATCGATATCACAACTGCGATCACTGTATCCGATGCCGCAATTGACATCGGCGAAAGTGGTGGTGACGTGGATGCCCAGCTTGACGGCTGGACACTCGCTTTCACTGGCAGTGGGATAGGCGATCGACTGGCCCCGAGCCGAGACAATTCAAATGTTAGTCTCGATGAGGGTGTTGATATTGAACCAGACGTGGACACGATCGTTCAGGTGCAAGCGGCAGCGACCGCTGGCGTCGGCGACCTTCGTTTACTCGTCGCATGGTGGTAAGGGAGGGCAACTCATGGCTTACGGAAATAGTGGAAGCACTATAAACAAGTACAGCGGTGCAGGAGCTGGTGGCCCTAGCGGACCCGAGCCGGGTTCTGGTGCTTACATGCCGGGGGATCACAAACCTTCAACGGTTCGTGGTTCGTACATGCGCATGGAAGGTGCCAGCATCCAGTACGGTTTGAATTCCTATCGGGAATTCGATTCGGAAGCACTTTCATTTCCGACGTACAACGGTGCCCGTAACCCACTCAATGGCAATGCACGCGAGGTTCCTCGTCCGTATCAGGACGACGCGTACTCTGTCAGTGAGAAGGGTCACAAAATGACCATCTGCTGATCTGTGCGGCCCGGGTCTTCGGACCCGGGCCAAACTTTAGGAGAACGACATGCCTCACAAAAAGACATTGCCGGTAACTCCTCAGGGCGGATACATTGATTATCAGGACGATCGACTCGGGCGACCGATCGATACGATTGATACCGATGAAGTCATGCCGCCAGCGTCATTGGAGAATGCATTTTGTGCAAACCAATGCGAAGACGACGGCGTCTCTGGGAAACTACCGATCGACACAACTTTCGAAAACATGGTTGAGCCGTGTGTAGAAACTCCACGCAGTGACATGGGTGATCGCCCGTATCGCGCAGGCGTGGCCGCAGGCGGAAATGTGCATAACCCGCGTTACGGGGCGATCACACCGCCGAATCATGAAGGTGTAGATAACCCCGCACCGCATGATCTGAAGAAACCACTGTACCCGCACCGGAGATACTGAGATGGCTGAAAAGAAAGCCAAAAAGGCAAAGAAGAAAACGGCTGTGAAAAAGCCGGAAGATCTGTCACCTGATGAGCTTACGGAAAAAGCCATGGCGGAAGTAGCAGAGCAGGAGCCTGCCACGGAAAAGGCAGTCGAAGCTGAAGCGCGACCCAGATCCGGACTGGCAAAAGAACCCATGGTCTGGGTGAGCGGCAAAGGAATAGGCCGCAGAAAGATGCCGATGAGCGAGTATCGGAAATTGCGGGAGAAGATGGATGCAAAATCCTGAATTCAATTTCGAACGTACGCACGCGATACGACGGGAGATGGGTAAGTCCACCAAACTTACGCAAGACGGTAACCTGTTCGATGTCAATCACAAGTACCTCGGCGTTGATGAACTTTATCAGCCACCGAAAGAACCTGAAGTAACGCCTGACGCTGCTCCCGATTTACAGGGAGAGGGGCGTGAAGGTGTGTTGCGGCGGGCCGCAGCAAAACTCGACGGCTACTCAACTCCGGAAGAACTCTCCGAAACCTCGCAGGAAAACCGGAGGGCACAGCAGGCAGAAAGGTTAGCTGGATGAGTACTTTCCTTGAGCTGGTACAGGATCTGCATCGCGAAGTCGGTGCGTCTGGTGACGATATTACTTCTGTCACCGGACAGGTCGGTGAGAACCAACGCTTAGTGCGATGGACTCGTGACGCAGATTTCTACATTCAGAACAGCTGGCTCAATTGGAAATACTTATGGAATCAAGTGCAGCTCAATACCGTGACCGGTATCGTCGGACTGGCTTCGCCAACCGATCTTAATTTCTGGGATTTTAAGACGTTCAAACTGAACGAAGGTGGAGCGAACGACGAGGATGAGCCCCTGCTTTTCAGGGAGCATGATTCGATCAAAGGAATGATTCGTGATACCTCGCAAGCAAAACCGGCAACGGTAATATTGATGCCGGATAATAATCTGGAGTTCGAACCCATTCCGGATCAGAGCTACCAGATAAAGTCAGACTATTTCATGAAGCCCACCAAAATGGCGGCTAACAGTGATGTCTCGTTGATACCTCAAGAGTATCACCAAGCCATCCTTGGCCGAGCGATGGTCCTGTATGCGAATTACGAAGGCGCACCAGAGATCAAGGCTCAAGGTCAAGAAGTTTTCGATGAGGTGTTCGGACGCCTCGAAAACCATCAGCTGCCAAACCAACGCTTCTCTCGTTTTCAAAGCACTGGCAGCTTTTTCGAAGTCAATGCAAATGAAGGAGGAAGCGACATCGTCGTTGGGGGCGGTGGGAGCTTTTAATGAAGTATGGCGCAGACACGCGTTTCTTATTTTCCGCTGGAAGGCGGTCTTGATGTTGTAACCCCGGTTCAGTCAATGAACCCGGGGAGAGTGATTGCACTCTCCAACTTCGAGCCACACTTCAATGGTGGATACCGCCGGATAGACGGTTTCGAGCGATTCGATGGCCGACCTAAGCCCAGTGAACAGACGTTCACGGGGTTCGAGGTCAGTGCATCAGAAGACATCGTTCTCGGATCCACGGTAACCGGCGCACCATCCGGTGCGACTGGCGTCGTCGTCGGCATCTATGAAGATGACGGCTCACGCGGTAATGACATGATCGCGGTCACCAAAGTCACCGGTACTTTTTTAATCGATGACACCCTGACCACGGTCACTAACGCAGATGAAGATATTATTCCAGACGGCATGTCCGCGACTGACCCGGGCAGCGTTCTTATTCTTAATGACCTGAACGAACTCGTTGAAGGCGTTGACAACGCTGATCAGGTCAACGGACTTGAGTGCGTGCGTAATGAGTGGCCGGGTGGTGTTGGTGTTGATACCGTCACAATCCCGATGACAGCTCTCCCGGGGCACGTCACTACAATTAACTCGTGGACACTCCGCGTGCGCGCACGCGTGATACGCAAGGGTGACGCGGTCTTCCGTAACAGCAACAGCAGGTACGTGCCCAGTGCGGAA